GGCGGCTTGGCCACTAAGCGCCGTAGCAACAGTGAATGCAATTTCAAGTGGAGAAGAAGTATGTGCTGCCCCTCGTAAAACAGGACCTGCAATATCTCCAGCAATAGTTGGTGAACCTAGTTTGGAAAGGAGAGGGTTGGCCCTGAATGCGGAAGATAAATAATCTGGAGGCTGATATTGATCGCCTAACCCTCGACCAAATTCCTCGAACGTATTGGCGTTTAGAACAGGACGGATAGAACCGTGTATTGGGTTCGTCGGACCATCGGGGCCGTACAACCTGTTATTAGCTAGTAATCCACTCGTTGCATCCGGGTTGAACCAACTTGGAGTTTCGCTTGGTACTGCTACCCCTGGCAGCACACCATCGCTAGGAATTTCAAACGGTGAAGGAGGCGCTACGGCAGCATCGAATTCATCTCGGAAAGCCGTAGCCTGACTCTGTTCATATTCTTGTCGAGCCTGAAGGTCTGCCATGACTTCGGAATCGATCTGGTCGAAAACGCTGTGAACCTCGTCAGCAAACTCGAAAGGCGTTGAACCAGGACGAGGATTGAACTGAGTTGTGTCAACTCCATACCGCTGACCTCGTTCCTGCAAATCTGACAAGGCTGTTAGCAACTCTTGTGCAGGATCGGACTCAACAGGCGGCGCAGCGATCAAAGGTGGAATAGCAGGTGCCGGCCTTTGAGACACAACCGGAGCTCGAGGAGCCGGCGCTGGAGGAGGAGGCGGAGGAGGAGGCGCTACTTGCTGAATCCGCTTCTCTTTCAGAGACACTCGTGCTTCTTTGAACGACTCTGCGATTGTGTCGTATGCGCCCATTACCCGGAATAGCGCACGCGTGGTGCGTACCTGGTTGGTGTTTCTCCGCGTGCAGATGGCGACTGGTTATAGAAATTCTGGAGCCAGGGAAAGTCCTTCAAGTAATCTGGGTACAGCCCAATGTCCTGCCCACTTTGCAACCCGCGACCATAGGCTGCCGTGTAGTCGCCGTAAATGCGATTACTTTGGCCGCGAAAGTATTCCTTCATCGCCGTGTTGCCCGTTTGCGGGATCGAGGCGTAGAACTGTTCAGTTGGCGTTCCATCGTAGAACGCCGATAGAAATGAACTTTGACCTGGCATGATTACTCCCTACGCTATATCCGAGGTTAGACCTCTCAAAGCCGCAAGCGAATTTGATCTTGGCGCTATTTCAATTCCGAATTGTCGCTTCAACTGGTCTAGAAGCTGCCTTGTAAAGGATTGCTCGTCCTGTCCTTCTTGCGTAATGGCGAATTGGGCTCGCTGGCCAAGAGCCCGATCTGCGATATTGCCACCGTATCGATTACCAAATCTGGAAGTAGTCGCGTTCCGAAAAGCCTGATTCATAATGTCGTTGGCGTTGAAGCCCTGGAAACCAAGATTTTCCCGAAGTTCCATCACGCCTTGATCTGAAAGATCCTGAATCGCTGCGAGGTTCTTGTTCGTGTTATAACCACCGTACTGATTATTCGCGCCTTTGATGAGATCAAGATACTCTTGGAAGGTTCGACCTTCGGTTACACGTTGTTCTCCTTCGGCTGGCTCGCCGAATCCATAAAGCCCTGCTCGGTCAAGCGCGTACTGAGCCCGGACGTCGTTGAAACGATTTGCTCGCCACTGATCGTGTCGAGATCGTGGACCTATTCCATCAAGTCCAATCGACTTCAAATACATACTTTCATATAACGCTGGGTCTGCTTGATTAAGATCTGCAAACGAAGTGTCAGCACCTACTGCTGGCCTCTTTCGATCTGCATCAGGATCAAACAGGGGAGTCCCAGTAGCTTTATGTCCGTCGATATGAGTCATGACAGGTTCCTATTGGACTGGCGGTGCTTCGCCGCCACCTTGTAGTTGTGCAACAAACTGTTCAGCTAATTCTTGCTGACCATTCTGCACTAATATTTCGATAATTTCATCTATTAGAGTAGGACGAGGCTCTACTTGACCGGATAATGCCCCTGCTAGTTCTTCCATAAGTTCTTCTGCACCAACAGCTTCAAGGACCTGGAATACTTGCTCTAGTATATTCATTTCTTGCTCGGTTGGAGCAGGAATTTCCTGTGGTTGTTCAGGTCCAGGCGGCGGAGCCTGTTGCTCTGCCGCTGCTATATTTTCACGATTAGAGAGTTCTAATCCCTGTGCATATTCAAGTACGAGTTGAGCGCCTTCCTCGTCTCCGGCACGTTGCATAGCGTCAGCTTGCAAACGCATTTGGATTGGAGGCAATAACTTCCCTTGCTGGACAAGAACACGGTCATCTTCCAGATCAGGGTTCGGAGTTTGAATAATATCCTTGCGAACAGTCCTCATAGACAGGATCGGTGGATTCTGTTGATCGCCTCGTGAAGCAGCAAGGGCCATATTGATTTCGGTTTCCTGGTCACGAGGTAGTCGGGGTTCTACTTTGACCTCGACAATCCAGTCCCGTTTCAGATCTGTCGGCTTCCATTCGTTGACGAAGTATTCCTCGGTTTTTGGATTGCTTCCGTGGAGCTGAACTTTCTTAGCTTTACGAGCCGGATTAGCGAATTGTGAAAGAAGTTCTTCACATAACCACTGATATGCCTCTTGAACTAGGGAAGTTCGTGGGGAATATGCCGACCTGGTGTTATCGATCCTTATTGCAAGCGCCCGACCAGACTCAGCAGCTTGTGTACCACCATAGGAAAGAGGATACGGGAGAGTAGAAGATTGCCAGTCATGGTCGAATACGGACAGGATTGCAGCCGTTTCAGGTGGAGCAGACGGCAATACCAGTGGCGTTATTTCTTCATCTTCGGAGATCGGGATCTCAATGAATGAGGCATACGGGTCGCCTTTGATTTTCTTCTTGCCGTTCTTGGATTTGTGAACGAGCGATCCAGCAACAGCCCGTTTAGCGGTATCCATTAGCTGAGAGATATACCTATTACGAGGCTCAATGATTCCCTTTGGAGTTGTCCATACGGACTCACCCTGGAATTCGAGCGTATTGATCGATTGCGATCCAGCACCGTCAAAGTCTTTGGTCTGAATGTCAGGCATGTCACCGACGTTGCCAATCCATGCAGGTACGTGACCGATTCCGTGGTCGACAGGATCTTTCAAGAACTCGCCTGAATCGAGAATTACACAGTTCTTTTCTTCACTCCAGAAGTCGGTAATCATTGCATCAGCTTTACCGATCACAACGCCGTATTCAGCATGGATCTGCGCTCTAGTAGCTTTTCGCTGATACGCAACCCAGAGAGGACCTTTCGGGCCGTCTTCCCAGGTGACGTGCATCATGTCCCAAACAGAAACCTCGAAAATTGTTTGTTTCTCGCCTTTTGGAACGTAAACCAAGCAGCGGATTGCGACCCATCCACGTAAGCAAGCCATAAACCCGAGGGCGCGTCGTAGGGCTTTTACTCTTTTCTTGCGATTTACGCGATCTATGTCGTTGAGGGCTCCAATTAAGTACAATTCAGCCGAGTTTGCGGAATCTCTCTCGGATCGATCAGCGTCTTCTTTCGTCTTGATATTGATCGTTAGATTCGCCTGGTTGATCCCGTGAAGGATCTTATCGAAATAGTTCTTGGGGGCTGTTGACGTGTAGGACTCGTATCCAGCCTTTGCGTCATATTCTTCTTGACGATATACGTCAAAATCCTCGTCCATCCTAGTCCGGAGTGCTTCCATTTCAGATTGCTTGGCCTTGATGGCGAGCATGATGTCTTCGGGCTTATCCCAGAGACCTGGTTCTACGTGCTTTTCAGCATCTTCGCCGGCTTCCTCGGCGCGAGTTTGGGCTGCTTTGTCTTCATTTGACTTTGCTTTTGTCTTAGGTTTTGCTGTGTAGCCAGTTTTTTCAGCCAAGTTTGTGAACCTCTGTGACTTCTGAGTATGCCGATGCGTCTTTACGGAGTTGCCATGCAATGCCTACTGCGATCGGATAGTCGTCGTTGCCACCTTCGATGGCTTCGATTCGACCGTTTTTATCAGGATTACGGATTACAGACATGAAATCTCCGATTCCATCCTTAGAAAATAATATAACGAGGTGTTGCTTGACTGCTTCGATCAATTCACCGTACAGGAGATTCCGAGTGCGTTCGTCAGTATGCCACCCGTGGATTCCTGAGTCTTGCCCACTAGGCGTCTGACGCTCTGAAAGGTTCGTGTATCCAAGTTCCTCGGCTTTACGAATCGTCAATATGCCCCAATCGTTATCTTCTATACCCCAAACAGGGTCCCAATAACGCTTGAGTAAGTTTACCGACATTCTTGCAAATTCTTCTGGAGATAGTAAATTTCCCACAACATCAGCTACGACAACGCCGGTCTGTATATCAACAACGGCAGTAACAGCCCTGTCGCCACCAGTACCATGAGCGGTATCTGATCCAGCTGTGTAGGTATGGCCAACTTCTGGAAGCTGGAAGATCCTGATAGCACCGTTCTCGTCAGTTTCAATAGGTTCTCGAGAAGAATCGAGCATTGATCGAAGAATATCGGGATCAAATGCTGCCATGACCCTGGATGGTG